AGATACGCATTAAAAATCAATACTTTTATGAAATAGTTATTTCTGTTAAAACTGTTATAGTCTTTAATGATGTTTTTTCTTTTATTAGTGATGCGTGTTCAAACAATGTCCCTGAATCAGATACACCACTTGCATCTTCTCCGAACAATCCATATTCTTTCCAGTTTCCGTTACCTGTTGCTGTATTAAAAAAGGATCTTAATGTTAGTTTATTAACCGATACACTTCTAGTAGCTAATTGCACCCTCGCTAGTTCTGTTCCTAATGTAGTATCTGTTAAACTTACTGCTGTGGCATCTGTTCCAACTGCACCATAAGTAATCTGACCCTCGTTAGCTGTTAGTGATTGTCCACCCATATTATTTAAAGTAGCTGTTAGACCTACTGTCGGTATTAAGTTTTCTATCCACTCTCCAAATAGTGCTTCTTTGTTTTTAATTGCATTTTCTACACTTTCAAATGTAGGATATTTAATTGCATCACATTCTATTGTTCTTATTCTACCTTTTAAAAATGTTTTCTCTTTTAATATCATATATCCCCCATTAATTCCACTGGAAAAAATCCCAATAGCCTGCATCTGTTGTTGTGCCTGCATCATTACTCCAAACCGAAGTTCCTGTAAATTCTGTTGCACTTGTTGTTGCAGATAGTGTAATTGATTCGCCTACTAGCTTTATTAATTCTTGTAGTGTTTCATTATCTCTAACTATTACTGATTTTCCTTTCATTCCTAACCCAACTAAATAATCCGTAAATGTTCTACTATATGTTGCAAACTTAATTTCACTCATAAAGGTATTATTAGTCCTCAATCTCTTTGTTACAGACTGAATCATATATGTTCCGTCATATCCCCAAGTTGACATTTCAATAGTGAATAATTGACCTGACCTATACCCAAATTGGTCTGTTTTAAATGTTCCCTCTACTAATACATCTGAATATCTATTAATTTCTGCTAAGGCTCTGTCATTTGCTTCCTGAATAGAACTAATGCTTTCATCTACTATTATATCTTGTCTTATTCCATCTCCACCATCTATTTCTTTTTGTGCCTGAATAGAGTTTTCATCTTGTGCTGATCCTAATATCTGTATCTCGTATTTATATGTTACTTTTAAAACCTGACCTGATGTCAATGTAGCTAAATCTAAATTTTTTATTAGTTTCTCGCTATAATTAACAACAAAATCAAATCCAGTGTCATCAACCCCATCAACTCCAAGTGTCTTCGCTACACCATCAACATATACTAAAATTGGTGATCGTGGTGAATACTGCGTTAAGAATCCAGTCTTCTGTCCGTCTGCTTCCTGTTCATCTGTGTATAAATCGCTTAAATATACACCACCTCTGACTGTTACATAGTTCTTAATCTGAACTGAATCATTATCTATCTTTAAATTCTTATAATGTCCTGTTGTTGCAATAGATTCTGTTAGTTTATATGGTGCTGAATTAGTTTGTTTTGAAAAGAAATGTATATCTCTATTATAATCTACATACCAGTCATAATCTGTTATATCAGCTAACTCTTTAATACAACTGAATACATCTTTATAGTTGAATGTTATAGAATCAATATTAATACCATCTGCAACATTTGCTACTGTAAATTCATTGTTTGTAAAGTATTCAGAGATTAAGTCTTTTACTATATCCCCTGCATTTGTTGAAGTATAATCTTCTACTGCTAGTTTGTATCTTAGTCTTCTTGAATAATCAACTGATTGAATACGATATAGGAAAGTCTTTTGTCCTGATGCTAATTCAGTTTGTGGCATTGTAGCTATAACACCACCAAATACCTTTACTTCGGTTGATAGTGCTGTTTCTTTATACCATATTGATATGTCTTGACCACCCTCTGGTCTGACTGTGTTGTTTATGTCATCTAGCAAGAATGAACAAGTATCTACCTTGCTTGTTATGTTATCTTTGATTGAAAACGACTTAATGTCTATTAATCCTGTTCTGTCTATACCATCAATAAATATCGTAAAAGGAAAGTTATATATATCGTATGGATTGCCTGCACATAATACTCTCCAATCTCCATTAATATAAATATAAGATTGCCCTGTTACATAATTAATCCACCCCTTACCATCAACTGAATACGAGGGCTGACTGTCTTCAATAAGCCACATATTAGCCATTGTCTATCCCCCTAAACAACTTACCCAACTATTCATATATATATATAAAGCATCTGTGCTTGTTTTTTGCCAAAACTGACCTATACTCGGACTTGTTGGAGTATCTTCTTGATGTATATATGTCAATACTGAACTACCTATTGTATATGATGTTATTTCGTTATCGGTTGCAAATAAAACAAAAGCATCAATCATTAAATTTGCTCTTGACTGACTTACTATCAATGGATTGATCCAAATCGTTGAAGCTGTTTCTCCAACTGGTTCTGTCGTATTAACAATGACTGTATATGTTAATCCCATTATACGATAGCCTCATTATTGATATTTCTCATCATAATGTTTCCAATCTTGTCTGCTAATCCCTCTGCACTGTCTTCATCTAATATATAATTCCCTGAAACATTTATATTTACACTTCTTGAACTACTACTCCCACCACCTATTATCTGTCTTGATTTCTCGTTGCTCATAACCTTGCTACCGACTGGAAGATTCACTAATTCAGGTCCTCTTTCCCCAACCATAGATAATCCACCCTTTGCATAATTTGTTCCATCTGCAAAAGGCATTATGCTACTGAATATTCCACCGATACCACCAATAGTAGCCTTTAGTATCTGTGCTATATGTAAAGTTGCTACCAATTGCATAGCAATTTGTTTTAATACTTCATTTATAATAAAATCCCTGAAAGCACCGAACATATCCCCACCATCTTTAAGGCTTTTTGCTATCATACTAACAGAAGCATCGGTATACTTTTTAATTGTTTCTGCATCTTCTTTTGCCATTTCTTTTTTCTTTTCAGCAACAGTTTTTGCTAATGCAATAATTTTCTTTTGCTTTTCTGTTTCAACTCCAACATTTTCATCGCTACCCTCTTTATAAAGTTCATTATAAGACTGTATGTTTTCTTTTAGTTCTTCAAACCCTATCCTTGCAGAATCAAAATTTCTAGTTAATGCAAGCCCGACTATTGTAATTACTTGTGCCCATAAGTCAAATGCTGAAACAACTCCAATTACAACATTTTGAATATTTTTTAGTGTGCCTGCTACAAATGCAGATACTTTCGCCATCTTTTCTTCGTTTTTTGTTATTGTATTTAATGCAGGGATCATATCATTGTTAAGCATTTTGACTACATCTGTTGCTATTGGTAGAAATGCCTTGCCTAATTCAGTTGTTACATCTTCTAGTCCTGCTTGTGCAAACTTTAACTGATTGGCAAAACTATCTGATGTTCTTATCATATCGCCCATCGCATCAGAACTGTTTTTAACCATTAGGGAGTATGTAGCTTGTGCCTTTGCAGATGCTTTGAGTTCTCCTCTACCCTCCCAAAGCCCTAAATTAAATGCTTCCTGCTTAATCAACTCTGCACTCAAAATAATACCATACTTTTTCATTGGTATAACCATACCAGTTAAAGCACTCTGTATATCGCCCATAACTTGTGCAGTAGGCATATTATTGAATGAACCTAAATCAGCAGAAAGTTTTACAATGTTGTTAGCTAGTTCGCCTGCACTTTCTCTCTGCATACCCATCGGAACTAACAAATCTTGAACTGATGAAAGAAACTTTTTAGCTTCAATTTCACTCATAGCATAGCTTTCTTGTAATGTATCAGCCCATTCTTCTACTCTTTCCGTCTGTCCTTTAAACACAACATCAAATTTAGACTGTATTTCCTCTAAATCACTGGCTTTCTTAATAGCAAATCCAATGCCTGCTACTGTAACAGCACTTAAAGCAGTAAAAGCCATACCGAGTTTTCTTAAATCTCCCTCGTTGGCTTTTACCCATTTATTCAGGTTTTTAAATTCTTTAGAAGCTCTATCCTTTGCTTCGAGAATAACTTGTGCTTTAAAAGTTTTATCTGCCATTGTATTTTACCTTTTGTTGTGCCTTTTTATTTTGTTCACTCTCATTGTATAATCCTATTTCAAAACATAAGAAATTGAATTGCATATCTCCCAAACTTATATCTAGCAAAGATGAGGGCAAGACACCATACCGTTTTGATATACTATCAATTAGCAGTGGAGTGTTGCCCTTTACGAAAAAACTTAAAATTTTTGGCTTTGTCCGATAGTTTATTGATTGCGTTCAATAAGAAATAATAGTCATCATCTTGCAAGTCTTTTATTCCTAAAGAATCTTCATCTCCTATCTCTTGTATCTTTGGATCTACTACACCTTTCAAAATAATGTTATCTGTGTATTTTCTAATCAACTGTTTGTCTTTAGTTGACATTTTCTCTAATGCAATATCTTTCTTTTCTTGTGTTGCTGTGAAGTCTTTTGCACTCTGAATAGGAATATCGCCATCAAAAATAATATCTCTAATACTTACATTCCTGATTTTAAACTCCATTCCTGTTGGTGCTTCAACTGTTTCTTCTGCTCTAAATTTATCCCTATACTCCTTTACTGTTACCATAATTCCCCCTGTTATTAACTCTCTTGTGGATTCACTTCATCATACTTCTTAAAGTCATCTCCGAAATAGCTATTAAAGTCATCAACACCATTTACTGTCTTAATCATTTGTGCTTTAACCTTTCTACCTGCTTTGATGCTTAGATTCAACTCTTTCATTGTCTTTTGTTCTTTACCATTGAAGTAAATCTTTGTGTTGTCTGCAAATCCATCGGTTTCAATCACAATTCTCATTCAATTCTCCCTTTTTTATATTATACAGATGCTACTGTATTTTCAAGAACCATATTAAACTCTCTTGTTGAAGTGTCGGTTGCATAAGCCTTAAATGGACACTCTAAATATATTACTCCCTCGTTTCCTATCTGTGGTGTTGATGCTATTAGCTTGATGATCGGTAGAGTTATAACCATTGAATAGTCATAATCAGTCTTAACCTCTCCACCTGTAAATGTTAGTGTTACTGCGTTTGATGTGCCTGCTACAAAGTCATCATACTCATCTGTTGATTCAAATTCTATGTTAAATGTTCCAGTTACCTCAATCTTTCCGTTTCTCTGTGGCTCTTTAACTAATCTTGAACCGATAAACTGTCTATCAGTTTTAAGATTGTTATTTAGAGTCATACTGAAACTTGTTACACTTGTAGTAGCACCACCATAAGTTAAAACACCCTGATGAAATACTGCTAATCCTGATGTTGAAAGTGTCTGTGATGTTACAGTTCCATTTGATGTATCTTCGCCTATAACTTCTAATCCAATTTTTAGAAAGTCGTTATAGTCTACTGAAAGTGTCATCTGATTAATCTTTCCACCCTCAATAGTTGTTGCTGTTGTATCTTGGTCTAGTTCAAATGTCAATCCTGTTGGTAGTGAATCTGCTAGACTGAATGTATGCGTATAAACAGGCTGAATCTGCGTTGTGCCTGCGTTACTTGCTACTGAACTACCATCTGCTGTATCAACAAATCCAATTAACGCACTGATATTATCATCAGAGTTATCGCTTCCGTGTGTTCCTGACTTCCATAGAAATTGAGTTGCACTTGCACCTGTTGCTACTGCTATTGTTACTAATTGCGTTGTTGTTGAATAACTAACAGTATATGTTCCTGACCCATTAGCTTCTAATGCTGTTTTAATAGCTTCACAAAGACTACCTGAAACTGCACTTGTTGCACCTATATCATAAGTAGCTTCTGATACTGTTCCTAACAATGCACTGCCTGCACCTTCTTTAAAATCAAAATACTTATTTGATGAACTTACTACAAAGCTATCTTTTTCTGCTGTTGCTACTGAACCCATAGCATTTTCAAATAATACTTCATATCCCTCATACCTTACTTCGCCCTCAAAACTACCAGTAATCATTATTCCACCCTGTGCAAAATCTCCATCGTCCATAAATACATCAGGAATAGCACCCGAATGTAGTTGTTCTATTGCTTTTGTTACACTACAAGTTGTCAATTCAATAAACTTAGTAGGTGTTACAGCAGTTCCCCACTCTGTTTCATCTCCAAATCCTAATACTGCACCTTTATACCCTAATCCTAAAGCCATTTTATTTATCCCCCTGTAATGTAATTTGTTCTTTTATAAATTGATCATTATCTACATCATCGTTCTCTATCTCTATGTTTTCTTCAACAAGCTCTATATCATCAAGTTCTTTTAATTCCTTTATGCTCTCTTTCACAACCAAAGCTAGATTTTTAAATTTACCTGTTAAAATTAAACTCTTTGCATACTCCTCTTTAATGTCAATTATCTCGTTCTGAATAATTTTCATTGTTTCATCATTCGGCAACTTCACTTTGATTGGATTCTTTCCTAAAAACAATAATCTCATTTGTTCCCCCTATTTTACTTCAGTCTGACACATTAAGTCTATGCTGACTGCTTCTGTATATACTCCGTCCAGTTCTCCGTTTGCAAACTCTGTTGTGTTTGGCTGACAATACAACACAACATTATCCATATCTATGTTATCTCTAAATATTGATTCTATGTTATCCGTTAAATGTAATATTTCTTCATCTTTTGTTGCGTATGTATCTACAATTCTTATTACTGCATATATTCTATATGTTACTACTGGATATTTTCTTCCTGCATCGCCTAAATTCCTAAAGTCTTCCTCTTTGCTTATAGACTGAACCATTATAACTGGATAGCCTGATGTATAACTAGGAACTTTGCCTATATCTCCTGTTATTATCTGTGTGTCTGCTGTAAATGTATTCCCAGTAGTCAAATTTGTGTTAAGTGTTGATTTAGCATCTCTCAACATACTTAGTATCTTATCTCTTATAGTTACATAGCCTATTCTTGGATTCGTTAAAGTCATATTACCCCTTTGCTAATTCTGCGATAAATAGATTTCCGATTCTTTTCATCGCATTTGAACTTAACCAAGCAAATCTTCTCTTTGGCATACCTTTTAATCCCTCGTTGTGTATGTTTGCATATGGTATATTTGTTCCAACAACTGCTTTCATCTTACTTATTGCTATTGATTCATTTGTGCTAACTATGCTATCTCTTAATTTTCCTGAATCCTGCAAAGTCATACCACTTTCTCTTTTTGCTCTCCAAGACTTTTTCCACTTACCATTCTCGCCTTGTTCATCTTTGAAATGGTCTAAAACATCTCGCCACATTACTAAACTTGACTGCTTTAACATCTTTTTAGGATTTTTAACCTTGTTAAGCATTGAATCTATATACTTACTAAACTCTCCAAATCCCTTAAAGGTTGATTTCATATTACTGACTCTCCGTCTAACCATATCTTGTTGCTAATCTGAACAATATCATCTGTTGGAAACATATCCTGACTGAATACACAAGTATGTAGAAAACTCTCCATTGTTTCTTTTTCTTCTGTTGTTATTCTTTGATTAGCATATGCTTCACAAATCTCTTGTCTTAATAAAGCATATTCCATTAAATCAGACTTGCTCACTCTCATTTTAATCCCTTTCAGATTCTATGCTGTCTGCCCTTTCACTACCTAACCCTTGATTCTCAATATTATCAACATCAAATATAGTATGAAACCCACTTGTGCTAGAAAAGTTTACATCTGATTTTCTTGCTATCTGACTTCCAGAAGAATCTAGTAGTATAGTTTGTCCAATTGCTATATCCTTTAATAGAGCATAGGCTTCTTTACGCATATTAGTTACCCATTCATTAATGTTGACACCATCTCTAGTGAACATAACAAACATAACATAGTATGCACTTAACAAAGTAGAACACCACTGTATTATTTCAGGTGTAGTAGTAAATGGAACAGTATATAGACTAGATACACTTGAATTTATATAAGCATCAGCCCTTGCTATGTGTCGTTCCATTTCAACATCAGCCATTCTAGCTGTCGTTACACCCTTTGCTAAATCTCTGACCTTATCTGCTGTTGTATAAGCCATTATTTAACCTCTTTTTTTGGTCTACCTGCTTTCTTTGGCTTTTCAATCTTTTCTGCTTTTAATGTTTTCTTTTCTTCTTTCTTATCGTATTCAATCTTTTCTGCTTTTGCATCTTGTAGCATCTGCTTGCTTGACTTAAATACTAAAGGAACTAAAAATCTAAACTTACGAAATGCGTGTAGTCTAAAGTTTTTAAAGTCTTCCTCTTTGAAACTTACTACCTGTTTTACCATATATGTCTTTGTTCCAAATTTGAATGTCTTTCTAACTAGATATTTTTCCATTTATCCCCCATTATTTAGCTTTTCTATAATTGAATGTTACCCCATAAGAGTTTCCAGTCGTTGTATAAGTTATTCCCTCATCACAATAAGAATTGAAAATATGTGTGTCAACTGAACCTAAATCAATGTTAGCTATCTGTCCTGCACTTGTAAATGTAGAGTTATAAACAGCTAATGTTCCACCTGTTGAAGCAGAACCAACAACTACTGAATACAAATAATTAGAATCAGAAATATATGCTGTTGCATCATTTGTTGCTGTATAGCTTGAAGTGTAAACACAAGTATTTACCATTCTGTCTGCAAATAAACTTATACTAAATAAAGAAATAGCTAGTAATGCAAATACTATTCTTTTCATTTTCATCTCCTGATATTCCACCCCCTAACCCTTGCAGGTTAGAGGATAGAAATATATTTTTACCACAATGTGCAGTCATACCACACATCATAATCATTCGTTCCAGTTGGATCAGTTACAAAATCAATCGTATCATATGTAGCATTAGCTGTTGATGTTGTAGTCAACGAACCTGCTTCAATAACCTTATTAACACTTGATGTGCTTTTAATGTTATTCGCTAGTCCTAATAATGCACCATAACCGATATTGATTCCTGCATCTGTTGAAGCACCCGAAATAGCAGTTGTAGTCAATGTCATTGAAGTTATAGACCTATATGCCACTACTCCTGCTGTTGCAGTTATAGTAGATACAGCTATGTTTTCAGTTACAGACTGACCTCTTGAGTTTGTTCCCACTATTGCTAATGTTCCAGTGAATGTAGTTGTTGCCATACCAGTTGAAAAGGTAGAACGAACAACAACATTTCTTGCAAAAGGACTGTTTGAATAATCCCCTAAAGCAAGTGTCCAAGTAGATGTTCCTGCTACCAAAGTTGCAGTAGCAATTTTAACACCTACATATGCTGATGTGCTTGTAGTTACTGCTGATGGATTAGTAAATGTTTCGTGCATCTGAACTAATTTTCCATCAGGCAACTTTGAGTTCCATTGTCTTCTGCTCATTCCACCTGCGTAGGCTAACGAGGAGAAACCAATTAACAATGCTAATGCTATCATTAACTTTTTCATTTATTTTCCCCTTTTTATTAAGCTACAACAGTAGTGATCAGGTATCCTGAACTTGCTGATGTTATTTCTACATCAAATGCTGAAGAAACTTCGATTTTGTTTGAATCCAAATCTTCATCTCTCCATTTTTTAACCTTGTAATTCTTACCACCCCATATTTTCCAATTGAAGTTATAAGCACAAGATGGCTCATCAATTGCAGGTGTTTTTGCAATATAAGCTACTAGCACATATTTACCCCAAATGTAGCTAGTTGTAGCAGTTGCACCCTCAACAGCACTATCATATGGTGTCATTCCAACTATTACTTGCTCTACTCCAAAGAATTCAGCCAACATCTGTGGGCTTATGATTCCTTTAGAAGTATATTTGAAAGCATCTAATACATCAGGATGTCTTTTTACTTTGTCGTAAACTTCTTTTCCCATTATGATCGTATTAGCAATTCTACCTGAATTTTTAAGCACTGCTGATTTAGCATCATCAATGTCTGTATCAGGTGTTGAATCTGTGTAATCATTCCACTGCCTTGTTCCAGTTAAAGCAGTTGTATAGCTTGCAAATGTAGTTGCATTAAACAATGCAGTTGCAGTGCTAACTTCTTTTCTAACTAGGATTCTGTCTGTTAGTCGTGATGTAACACGCATTTCAGGATTAATAGGAACATCAGCATTTACTTTCTCGCTGTCTGATACTAAATCGTGAAGTGAATGAACCTGACAAAAATAACTAGTGCTAGATACTGCATAAGAGTTTACTCTGTTAGAAGCAGTTTTTTCTGCTCTCAAAGTATTCTCTAGCTTAAAGTTATTCTTGTCAAATACAAAATACTTATCTGACTGTGTGTCTACTGCAACATTTGGTGCTACAATGTTAGCAATATAGTGCTGTGGTTTATACTCAATTGCAATATTCGTTAAGGCTCTATCTATATGTGCTCCACCTCTACCATCTCTTTCTACACTCATTTTATTCCCCCTTAGTTACTTGTTTTTTTATTATCCTGCAAATGTCTGATACGGTGTTACTATACATTCTATAACCTCTCCTGAATCTCCTGCTTGTAGTGCTATTGCACCATAAACTTTCGCATCAGTTGAAGTTGCTACTGCTGAACCTGCTGTGTCTGCTGTTAAGCAAGCACCGATAGTTACAGTTCCACCAAGAGTGATCTTAGCTTTTCCACCAATCTGAACTGATGTCATCTCTGTATCTTCAGGACTGTTTACTCTGATACCTATTAACAAATCTGTATCAGCAGTTGCAGATACTACCTCGTTTGCTACACTGTGCATCTTTACAAATCTAAAATCCGTAGCAGATAAATCTCCACCTGCTTGAATTGATATAACATTTTCTATGCTTGAAGTTGCCATTTTAATTTCCCCCTAATTGCTATTATTTTAATTTTGGATTCTGCACATATACCTTAACAAGTGCATCAGCATACGAACATTTTTCTTCTGTTACAATCTTTTGTGCTAGTTTATCAATATGAATGGATTTTTCATCTTCAGTCATACCCTCAACTTCTTTGTCTGCTTCTTTACCTTTGTTTTCAAATTTCTCTTTGGTATCAACTTGATTTTCCAATGAACCCATAAATTCGTTAAGCAAAGATACAACACTAATATCTTTTTCTACATCTTTGTCATCTACTTTCTCAAACTTCTTAACACTTATTTCGCAAACTGCGTTCATAAGCTCTAATACTGACTCTTTGTGTTTAGGCAATAGTTTCTTGTCTTCAATAAGTTTATCAACACTCATTTCAAACTCTTTCTTTTTGCCCTCAACTGCGATGTCCTGCAATTTCTTTTCTGCTTCTACATTTTTAGATTCAGTTTCATCAGAATGTTTTTTGATGGCTTCAATCTCTGTGTCTTTAGCAGAAAGTTTTTCCTTTAATTCTGCTACCTCTTTTTCTAGTTCCATTTTATTCTCCCCCTCTTTTTTTATTACATCTGCACTATATTCATAAGTTAAATAATTCTCATAAGCCATATCTTTTAAATCAAATTCTATCTGATACAATTCTCTGAACTCATCAAGAGTATCAACTGCGTGCAATTCAACACCTAATAAGGCAACTGCTGATAGCACTCTACGAAATACCCCAGTTGATAATTTAAGGTTGTGGTAGATTTCAGAACTAACATTTCTATATGCTTTTTTATCAATCAATTCTTTAATTGCTCTCGGAATATCAGTAATTCTAGCATACAGCTTCTCGCCATCTCTGTATAGTTCTTTAACCCAACCAACAGCAGGCAACCCCCCGTGCCTGTCTGCCTTTAACTTCTCATCTTTGAACAAATCAATTTTAAAAGGAACATTGATTTTTAATTTCTTGAAGTTATCAACCATTTCATCTAAATCTTTCTCGGTATACTTGTTACCATTCCAAGTTCCAACTGCAAACACATCTTTTACTGTTTCATATGTTTCTTTTTCCTTAATGCTTGAGTGCTTGGCTGATTCTACCCATATACCATTCAATATTTTATATACTTCTTTCCATTTAGTTATAGCAATAGCCATAGGATTCTCTAATTCTTTGTCATCTTTTATAGCATCATATATCTCTGCTAGTTTATTAACCTGTATTAATCCAATATCTATCTTTTCAATAGTCGTTGGAAATTTAGCACCCTTTGCTTCTTCTAATGTTTTAAATGGCATACTTCCCCCCTTATTTCTTAGGCTGATTCTTTGTGCCTTTGTTACCTGTTCCACCACCACTTCCATTTCCCTTTGGAGTTCCACCACAACTACCTTGTCCTGTTCTTCTCGTTCCCTTAGCCATTTTAATTCTCCTTTTAACTATTTACCACCAAATCCAACTGGTAGTTCTGTTTTTACTGGTTTACTTACTTTGTATTTCTCATCATTGAATATCGGAACAAATAAACTTCTACAATTATAATGATTCGGTGGTGTATATTGTTTTATAGCAGGATCATTCTTTTTAAATATCTTTGTATCTAATTCAATGCAGGTTGGACTTGTTCTGTTATCTCTAATCGCACTATACTGATACGCACCTATTATCTCATTCACATCAGGATCATCAAAAGTTGACATTCTTCCCAAGTTATAAGCATTTGAATAGCTTGTTCTTACTATGGTATTAAGTCTACCTGATATTTGCTCTACTGGTTGCATCTTGCCATCAGGCATCTTCTGTAACACTGTGTATTTGTCAAAAAATTCTTCCAAGCTATATACTACCTCTGCGTTAGTCTTTCCTATCTTCATTCCATCAAGTAGTATACTCTCTACATTAGATTTTATGAATCCTGCTTCATTCCCTGCTATGCTGAATGCTTTTGTTTCTAAATACTGCATAGCTTTCTTTGGTGGTAGTGATGCAAGTCTTCCATCTGCCTTTGCATAGTCTTTCTTTTTAACTTTAATCTCTTTTGTTGCTTCTTTCTCTGCACCTACAAATGATACTTTCATATAGTCTTTAATTGTTGACTTCATCTCGCCAACATACTTAATCTCTATCTTAGAAACACCTTTAAAGTTTTCTTCCATTACTACATCTTTCTTTACTATCTTACCAATCAAATCATTCTTTATTTTATTAATAACATTACTCATATTGACTACTGCTTTCATTTCTTGTGTTTCCGTTTCTTTTACTATGCTTGCAAAATTAACTTTCTTTTCATATTCTGTCAAAGCTCTGTATGGTTTGAATTCAAAGTTAAAAGGAAACTCGCCATCTGTGTCATCTTCAGGTGGTTCTTCAGTAGGTTCTTCAGGTTTTTCTTCTATTCTATTGTCATCAGTAGCTAGTGGCATATCTAAATAATCTCTCAACACATTCTCATCATCAGTCGTTGGTTTTAGTATTCCTTTCTCAATAGCTATAATATATCTATCAAGTAATGCGTTCTTATCCCTTGTATCAATAGGCTTGAATGTGAAATAAGGATAGTTAGTTACATTAGGATAATTCATATCAATCAATGGCTTAATCAATTGCTCATTAATCAATTCTTCTAACTCTGCTCTTATGTTATTTAATATCTGAATGAATACATCAGACTGCGTTTCTCCTAACTTATAACTACCACCTGTATTGTCTGAATATCCTAATAGATCAGGAATTAATACACCTCTTATGATTCTTTTATCATACATCTCAATAGCCTGCGTGAATTCTGATTGGCTAGATTTAGATTGTTCAAGTGTGCTTACTTCCATATCTTTTTGAAGTAGTAAACTTGTTTTGCTTGATATGTTTTTAACTATGTCTTTTAAATTAGTCTTCTGTGCTTCCGTAATATTTTGCCAAGGATATTTCAATACTATCATTCCTGTTCCAAATCTTTCTAAATACACATTCAAAAAATTAATAATATATTTCTTACTTATGTATGGTGTATACACTGCTCTTAAATCTGACTGACCGAAATAGTTATCGGTGTCTGTGTTATCTCCGTTGTATGAATAAATTAATAAGTATTTTAGGCCATCTCCTGATACTACTGTGTCTTGGTTTTCTCCGTGTTGTAAAACAGATTCTAAATTTCCGTGAACATCAACATTGAACTCAAAACTTTCAGCAGGTCTTAACTTTAATTTCTCTAACTTCATTTTACCTTTGAACTTTCCTTTCTTTTCAAGTCCAAGTATTTTCTCTGAAACTGAAAATCCGAATATAAGAGAACTCAACATTCCCCTCAATCCTTTTATCATATTCCCCTGCATACCATCATTAAAACAGTAATCAATGAACTCGCTATGTTCTTCTGCGTTGTTCTGATCATCAGCTTGATTGATTAAAAATCCCTCTCCAATGATTGAATTAATTTTCATTCCCATTGAAGCCTTAACTTGATAATCTTCCATCATAGTTCTGTAAATATCTACTGAACCTTTTTTAATTACTAGACTATCAGGATTGTATGGTCTTTGCTGTGATTTTAAAAAATAGGAACTCGCCCAGTCAAGAATTTCTTTTTGATCGGGTGCTTGTTTTGCAAACTTCTTTTTAATATTGTCTATTATTTTCATTCGTTACCCCTGTAAATAAAAAAACCCTTAACAATTATATGCTAGTATAAATCAGAATCGCATTAGTTGTCAAGAGTTATTTATTAAATTACTATTTTGTTTTAGCTTACAAATTTAAACTTACAAATCTCATAATCATTATCATATTCTGTAATATTTGACTTCCTTATTATTTTATACAACTCATTACATTTTTTTTCACTCATAGCACCTATTGACATATTCACACCTTGTATATTTATATAGAGTATACTGATATTATTCTCTAAATCTGTTTGCATACCTATTACTGCATTTGTATCAATAAACCAACTCATACAAATCTTTTTCTCTACTCTGTCTTCTTCGCTTAAATACTTGGTTACTTCAATCTTCATAATTCTCTCCTTATCCGTTTATTTTATACATCAACTACCCCAACTACATTATCATTCAAATCAACTACACCACTTAATTCTTCTATATCTAAACTTTTCGTTTGCCTAATATCAATCAAAGCCATTGTAGTAGAATCAACATCATCATCATTCTTGGCTCTTGGGAATGTTATCAAATTATAGATGTAATCTTCAACATCAAATGTCGCTATCTCTTTAACTGGTAACAATACATTCCCTGATTCAAACATAGGCTGAACTGAAAACAATCTTTCAATCTTACTACCTTTAGGAGTGAATGGCATTATACCAAATATCTGCTTTTTTAACACTTCTATGATCGGAGTTCCATTAGCCTTATCTTCAATCAATGTCTTTTGTATTTTAGGATATAACTGTCTATGCTGTAATATATGTTTGATACTATCCGAGAATCCACACTTCTCTTTTGTCCTATGTAACAGATATGCTAGACTTCCCCTGACTCCCCATACTGTTCCAACAATATAATCGGAAGTGTCCAAGTCTTTAAATGTCAAATCCCAACTGTCAAAGACTACATCAAATCTTTCAGGAACTTTATTGTAGTATTTCATATCTTTATTTTTTAAAATACCCCCCTCTGCTGATACAGGCACTTGAAGAAACTGACCTGCATACTTATATTGACTCTCATTCTTCTGATTGTCTAAAAACTTAGTATCAAATCTATCGGGAAAGAATAGCCCATTGACATAGAACTTCTTTAACTCTTTTGGGTATATATCAGGAGTTTCTTCAGCAGGTATGCGTATTAAGTCATATTCTTTACTTAATTTTATGTCATTTAAGATATTTCCAGTCAAATCGTCTGCGTGTAGCCTTTGCATCACTATTATGAACATATCGTTCTGAATGTTGTTCAATCGTGTGCTTAGAGTGTCCTTAAACCATTGATTAGCCTTGTTTCTCTCAATTTCGCTATAAGCCCTCTTGGGATCTAAAATATCATCAATAACGATTATATTGCCACCCATACCAGTGAAGCTACCACCAGTTGATGTAGCCATCTTATATCCAAACTTGCTATTCTCAAATTTCTTCTTTTGAAACTGCTCATCTGATATGGCAAACTTATTACTCCAGTTCTCTTGATACCATTCGCTAGTTATTATGTTTCGGCATCTGACATTGTGTTCCATAGATAAATCTGAACTATAAGAGCAATTGACAAACTTAATGCTAGGATTATGAATCCAAGCCCAAGCAGGTAGACTAATGGTGCAAATATGTGATTTAAGGCTTCTTGGTGGTATGTTTATTATCAGATGCTTCTTGCGTGGCTCTTTACTATTGATTCGTTCTATCTCTTGCTGTAATCTATCGCATAGATACTTAATGTGCCAGTTATCTACTAATGGCTCATTAGGATTTAATAACTCATAAGAATCTTTGAAAAACTCTATATACTGCTTCTCATTTGTTATCTTTCTTTTGGCTTTTTGTAGATTCAATTCCTGTATTTTTTCTTCTAAATTCATTTAGTTTCCTATCTATCTGTTCTTCGGTTAGGTCTGAATACATCATACTTCCACTATGTTCAACCTTTTCTTTTACCTTTCCTATGATCCTATCTAATATCTTATTTAGAATTGGATAGTCGCTATTCTTGTCTCCCTTGCTTATACAATTGCATAGGTATAGGTCTAATATCGTAGATTCCTTGTTTCCTGTTACTTCATCTAACTGCTCTTGTGTGTAGTGTAGATACTTATTAAACCTTTCTGTGAACTCTGATTGTGTTAGTTTTCTTAAAACTTTCGCTTCTTTACTTGTCTTAGGTCTACCATTACTGTTTATTCTTGGATCATTCTTCTTGAAACCACCTGATGTCTTTATTCCCATTAGTTATTCCTTTGGCTGTTTTTTGGCTGTTTTATAGTGAAACACCTTTTCTTTATTTAAAGGTTCTTCCCCTTGTTTTACATATACTTTCCCTA